AACTGCAGCAGCTGAAACGTGCCTTGGCCTTTATGAAGACCCGACGCCTGGCGGTGCTGGCATGGGCTTAAATCAGCACGATTTAATCGCGTTTCAAGACATCATTAGCCGCACACCCATGCGATTAGTAAAGACTATTCATATGCACTTCGGGTACGACATTCGAAAGCTAGTGCATACCGATTTGGCCAATGACCCGCTTCTTAGCTTCATATTCTGTCGTCTGCACTATCGCTTACGGCCAGAGCCAATCCCTTCGTCACTGCGAGGTCGCGCCGAGTACTGGAAGCAGTTTTATAACTCCATGGCAGGCAAAGGCACCGTGAGTCATTACATGGATAATGCCAATGCGTATTTGTATAGCCTTACTCCATTAGACTTAAGTGTGCCGCCATGCCCGTAAGCAAATTTAACCAAGAATGGTTTAACACGGGTCGCCGTGCACGCTTTAAAGCCGAAAGAGTAGCGAGACTTTCAGGAGCCCTTACAGTACTGCCTGAAAGCAGCTATCGCGCTACTGCCCATCAGTATTGGCGACATGGCTGGAATAGTGTGACGCGTCAAGAGCTGGAAGCTTACCTAAACAATGGTGAGACACCTCAGCGTCTGAATGCCGAGCAACACATCACTCAAATACGTCAACAACTTGGAGCACATGCTTAATGTCTTTATTAGCCACTGCAGGAATTTCAGCCCTCATTAAATATGGTCCGTCACTGATTCGCCTCTTTGGTGAGCGTAAAGGTGGTGCGACGGAAAAGGTAGCGCACACCATTGCCAATGTCGTAGAAGCAGTTAACGGCGACACATCGCCTAGTAGCGTAGCCAAGGTAAAGGCCACCGTAGACAGCTTGCCGCCAGAAGTTGTAGGTGAAATTGAGCTAGGGCTAGCACAAATTGAAGCCGAGCGAGAGAAAGCTAGGCTAACTCATGATTTGGGGATGCATACTCAGCAGCAAGAAACCCTGCGTTCGGGCAAAGAAATTAAAACATTTCGCCCTGAAATTGCCTTGCGACACAGCTGGTTCACAGCCGCGTATATCTTTGTAATGGAATTGCTCAATGCGTTTGATCATGGAGACGGTGCCAACTGGGAGATAGCGCTACTTATCGCGTCGCCAGTGCTCGCTTGGTTTGGCTTTAGAACATGGGATAAGTTCAGCAAGCAGGGAGCCAGCTGATGGATGCAGCGGATATGGCAGATAAAGCCAGCGCCCCTTTTAAACGGATGGCCACGCGCTTTCAGCCTATTCAGGTGACACCAACATCACCCATTAAAACTGATGAGCATGGCGCACCTTTATGCGTGCGCTGTGATGCTGACATAACTCAACGCCGCAGAATAATAGTCAATGCTCAGCGCTGCGCCGATTGCCAACAAGATGTAGAGAACGGGAATCGATAGCATGGAACATGTAGTAAGCCACCTTAACGACAACTGGAAAATTTATTCGTTCTTTGTATCAGTAATGCTGATGGCTGGACTTTATTGGCTGAGCAAGTATTTCGCGACAAAGACAGAGTTAGCAGCGCACGTTAACAGCCAGGAAGAGCGCTTCAAACTAAACGAACTGAAGTTCAAAGACCATCAGATTGAGCACTACAAGCTACGCGATAAGGTGCATGAAATTGACAGCCACGTTAAGCACCTTCCAAGTGCCGGAGAAAGCGCCGCCCTTCGAGAAGAAATAGCCCGTTTAAATGGACGATTAGAAGGCATGGAACCTTTGTTTAAACAGGTGTTAAACAACGTAAACATACTTTTTGAAAACGAGTTGCGCGGAGACAAGAACTAATGGCAATCGCAATTATAGTAAACGAACACGAGCGCTTAAGCATTTTGCACTGCCTAGCAGCAATGGATGACTATGCCGCAAACAACAGCATTATCCAGGGTGTGTGCGCCAGCTACGGCAACACAATGACCATCGATAAGCTAGGCACTCAGCTTCATTGGTTGAAAGAGCAAGGCTTAGTCACCTTAGACCATCATGAGAGCTACACCATAGCCCGCATTACACAGCGCGGCCTAGACGTTGAACGAGGCCTTGCCACCACACCAGGTGTTAAACGCCCAGGGCCGAGGTAGCAGCCATGAGTGATAAGCGCACCCGTGGCAAGCCCAGCAAAATAGACCAGCTTCCCGACGACATAAAGTCTGAGCTGATTGAGCTATTGCGCGATAAATCCGTTACACAAACCGAAGTGCTTGAACGGGTTAACACCCTAATACGTGACGCAGGCTTACCCGAAGAAGAACATATCTCACGTAGCGGTCTTAACCGCTATGCCACGCGCATGGCCACAGTGGGCAGTCGCATTCAGGAAGCCCGTGAAGTGTCTAAACAATGGGTAGACCAGCTGGGCGGTAAGCCAACGGGCGAAGTCTCGAAAGTGCTCATTGAGATGGTTCGCACCCTAGCGTTCGACCAAGTGTTAAAAATGTCTGAGTCAGGGGAAATTGTTGAGCCTAAGTTCATTAAAGACCTAGCCGTTGGAGTAGAGAAACTTGAGAAAGCCGCTACTGAAAGTACCAAGCGTGAAAAAGAAATCCGCAAGGCCATGGCGGAAGAAGCCGCAGAGCGTGCCGCAGAGGTAGCCAAAGCAGCGGGACTAACCGCAGATGGTGCTGCGCAAATCAAGCGTGAGATTTTGGGGATTGCCTAATGAAGCTGCCACCACAGCCTGCCCCTACACCTAAGGAAATCAGGCCCAGTAAAACGCAATATCAAAAAGCCATTGAACAATGCGACAGACTAGAAACGCGGTTCGGCCTCCCTACCTTCATTCCCTTCGATGAGAACGAACTTTTACTTGGGTACCAGAAACGCTGGGTAGCCGATGAGTCACCGCTGAAGATTGCTGAGAAGTCCCGTCGAACCGGTATCACGTGGGCCGAAGCGTCAGACGCTGTGCTTACCGCCAGTAGAACCAAAAGCGCACACGGTACCAATCACTTCTATGTGGGCTCAAACAAGGAAATGGCCCGCGAGTTCATTGATGCAGCGGCCATGTGGGCAAAAGCCTTTGATAAAGCTGCAGGTGACATTGAAGAAGAGCTGTTCATTGATGATGGCCAAGAAGGCAAAGAAATTCTTACCTTCGTTATTCACTTCGCCAGTGGCTTTAAAATCCAAGCGCTGAGCTCGAAGCCGTCTAACCTGCGTGGTATGCAGGGTAACGTAACGATTGATGAAGCCGCCTTTCACGACCAATTAGCGGAAGTACTCAAGGCCGCACTTGCACTTACCATGTGGGGCGCAAAGGTGCGCCTTATCAGTACTCACAACGGCGCTGAGAACCTTTTTAACCAGCTAATACAAGATAGCCGAGCAGGCAAAAAGCGTTACAGCATTCATCGTATTACGCTAGATGACGCATGCAATGAAGGCTTGTACCAGCGCATATGCCAGGTTAAAGGGAACGACTGGAGCCAAGAGGCCGAACAAAAGTGGAAGGACGATTTACTTAACGATACCGCCAGCCAAGAGGATGCACTGGAAGAGTATTTCTGTGTGCCTAAATCGGGCGGTGGCGCTTACATCAGCCGTGCCCTTATCGACAAGGCCATGGTGCAACCCGACGAAAACGGCCAGCCCACCGTTATCCACTATGCACAAAGTGCTGAGTGGAACCAAATGCGCCCCGACTTGCGTGCTGCTGATATTAAAGACTGGTGCAAAGAGGTCTTGCTGCCTCAGCTGGAGAAGTTAAACCCAGAGCAGCGCCACTGCTTAGGGGAGGACTTTGCGCGTTCTGGCGACTTAACCTGTTTATGGGTTGGTGCAATACAGCAAGACTTAAGCCTTTGTGTACCGCTCGTGGTGGAACTTAAAAACATTCCCTACAAGCAGCAAGAACAAATTCTATTTTTCATCATCGACAGGCTACCCCGCTTTATTGGCGCGCAATTGGATGCCACGGGTAACGGTGAATACTTAGCAGAGCAAGCAGTTGACCACTACGGCGCGGGGCTTATCGAGTCGGTCAAGATCACCGAAAACTGGTATCGAGAAAGCATGCCGCCTATGAAGGCCCATTTTGAGGACTTCACCATTATCCTACCGAGTGACGCTGACATCTTGGATGACCTGCGCTCTATTCAAATTAACAACCGGGGCGTGCCTCGCATACCCGATGCGAAAACCGACAGTAAAAAACAGCGACATGGCGACGGTGCTATTGCCTGCTGCATGATGGTTGCGGCCAGTAAAATGGAGGGCGGTGAAATTGACTACATGAGCCTACCTTCCAAAGCCGAAAGGCGCGACAACCGCAACAATGACGACAACTACTCAATCCAACAAAGTGGGTGTTATTGATGGAAACCTACGAGCAAAACGGTACGCGCTTTCGTGTACGCGAACGCGGCCTTAAAACCAAACAAACCGATAATTCAGCACGTGTGGCGCAAATGCGGCGCGAGTTTGCCGAGCATCCTAGCTCTGGGCTAACGCCTGCCACGTTGGCGGTCATTCTTAAAAATGCTGAACAAGGTAGCTTATTAGAACAGTGCTATCTGGCTGAAGACATCGAAGAGAAAGACGGTCACATCCAGGCTGAAATATTCAAGCGTAAGATGGCGCTGACCGATATCGATTGGCAGATAGAGCCGCCTGTGAATGCCACCGCCCAGGAACAAAAAGATGCGGCCAACATAGAGCAAATGCTGAAAGATGTGGAAGACTGGCACAACATCATATTTGGTATGGGTGACGGCATTTTAAAAGGCTTTTCAAACATTGAGTATGAATGGGGCTTTTACAATAACTTCCGTATTCCTGAGGCATTCGTGCACCGCCCCGCTACGTGGTTCCAGTTACACCACGACGACCAGGACTGCATTGCCCTTCGTGACCAAAC